TGGTTCACCACACATTACAAAAGATGGTGTATCGGTGGCTAAAGAAATTGAATTGGAAGATCCGATTGAAAATATTGGGGCACAATTGGTGAGAGAAGTTGCATCTAAAACGGCTGACCAAGCTGGTGATGGGACTACAACTGCAACTGTTTTAACACAAGCTATCTTTAATGATGGATTGAAGATGGTTACTGCTGGAGCAAACCCAATGGATTTAAGGAAGGGTATTGATAAAGCTGTTGAGGCAGTAGTGGATGAATTGAAGAAGATGTCTAAAAAGATATCAACATCTAAAGAGGTTGAGCAAATCGCAACGATATCAGCTAATAACGATTCTCAAATTGGTTCTATGATTGCATCGGCAATGGATGTTGTTGGTAAAGATGGTATTATAACTGTAGAGGCAGCTAAAGGAACTGAAACATCAGTTAAGACTGTTGAAGGTATGCAGTTTGATAGAGGTTATCTTTCTCCATTCTTTGTAACCAATCAGGAAAAAATGGATGCGGATTTAGAATCCCCATACATTCTTTTATATGAGAAGAAGATTTCATCATTAAAAGAAATCTTACCTGTATTGGAACAAACTGCACAAACAGGCAAACCTTTATTGATTATCGCTGAAGATATTGAAGGTGAGGCATTAGCATCATTGGTTGTAAATAAAATGAGAGGAACTCTTAAAGTAGCAGCCGTTAAAGCACCTGCTTTTGGTGATAGAAGAAAAGAAATGTTGAATGATATTGCTATTCTAACAGGTGGTAGTGTTATTAGTGAAGAATTAGGAATGAAGTTGGAAGATACAACATTGGATATGTTGGGTAGTGCAGAAAAGGTTACAATTGATAAAGATACAACTACTATTATAAATGGTGGTGGAACTACTGAAGCTATTAAAGCTCGTATCGATGTAATCAAAGCACAAATCGATAAATCAACATCTGATTATGATAAAGAAAAGTTACAAGAACGATTATCTAAATTAGCAGGTGGTGTGGCAATCCTTTACATTGGAGCATCTACCGAAACTGAAATGAAAGAAAAGAAAGATAGAGTAGATGATGCACTACATGCAACAAGAGCAGCAGTGGCTGAAGGTATTGTACCTGGCGGTGGAGTTGCTTTGTTGAAGGCAGCTGATGTATTGGTTAATACCGCATTTCATATCAATTTGGAAAACGCTGACCAACAATTGGGAGCTAATATTATCCAATCAGCAATTCAATCACCATTTAAAACTATTATATCAAACGCAGGTGGTTCGCCTGATGTTATTATCAATAAAGTAAAAGAATTGGGTGGTAACTTTGGATATAATGCCAGAATTGATGAATATGTTGATATGATTGAAACAGGAATTATTGACCCAACTAAAGTGACCCGTTTAGCATTAGAAAATGCAGCATCTATTGCTGGATTATTACTTACAACTGAATGTGTAGTTGGTATTAAACCGGAACAAAAAGATAAACAACCAACCCCTCCAATGGGTGGGTATGGTATGTAATAATTAAAAACAAAATTATATGTTTGGAAAAAACAAAAATCACAATGGAGAACAATTGGATATTGAAAAGCAATTGTTTGATAGGGAGTTGGAATTGTATCGTAAGGAAAAATATCAAAAGCTAAATGAAGATATTGAAAACGAAAAACTTAAAAGGCTTAAAGAAATAGCTGAGCTTGAAATAGCATGTCATAGACAGTTAGCACAATACGAACATACCTTTCATTCTACAAAAGAAAATTTAGGTATTGAGTTGGCAAAGTTGGAAGCTAAAGTTGAATACCTTAGAGAGAACAACGAAGCATATTCAACCATTGTAGCTAACAAAGATATTGAAATAAATAGATTAGTATCAGTAATTAACGCATTAACTAAAATAAAAATAAAATAATATGGAATCGTTTGAAGAAAGGTATGCTCGTCAAATGAAGGAGCGTGAAGAACAAGAACAACAAAAACAATTAGAAAAACAATTAAAATTTAAAAAAATGATTAAAGCAATCGGAGCAAGTGTAATAGGTTTTATCCTATTAGTAGTATTATTCAATTCGTGTGAAAGAATTGATGCGGGTTATGTGGGTGTTAAAGTAAACCAATATGGTGATAACAAAGGCGTAGATGATGTAGTAGCAGTTACGGGTATGGTATTTTTTAATCCAATTACAACAAAAATTTATGAGTTCCCAACATATATTCAACACAAAGAATATAAAAAAACAGAAGATGCGGATAATTCATTCATTGTAAATAGTAAGGATGGTTCTGAATTTAATGTATCACCTATTATGAACTATTCAGTACAAAGGGATAAAGTACCTGCAATCTTCGCTAAGTATCGTAGACCATTGGCTGATATTGAGGAAGGTTTCTTAAAGACAGCAGTGTATGATGCATTCAGATTAGCAACTAACAAATATACGGCTGATGAATTAATTAGTAATCGTGCAATATTTGAAGTTGAAGTTCGTAGATTATTGGATGCCCAATTATTAAAAGAGGGATTTACAATTAATCAGTTCACATCGAATTTGATTTACCCTGAAACATTTAAGAAATCAATTGAAGCTAAGAACAATGCAGTTCAAGCAGCATTAAGAGCAGAGAATGAAGTTAAAACCGCTGAAGCACAGGCAAAGATTAAAGTAGCAACCGCAGAAGGTAACGCTCAGGCTATGTTGACATCGGCAAAAGCTGAGGCTGAATCAAACCGAATGAAGCAAGTAACCCTAACTCCACTATTGTTACAATTGGAGTATATTAACAAATGGGATGGTAAATTGCCGGTATATGGCACAGTTCCACAAATGTTCAAAAATATTCAATAATTTATTAGGAAATCCGAAAAATTTGTTGTATATTTGTAATTACAATATATTTATAGGTAATAAAAGAGTTGCGTAATCGCACTCAGAATAAACCTTAAAACTTTAAATTATAAACCTTTAAAACTCAAAAAAATGGCTATTAACTTAGACGCAATCAGAGGTAGACTGAACAAACTACAAAGCACTACATCAAAGACTGTAGAACAATGGAAGCCAACTCCTGGCAAACATCAAATTCGATTAGTTCCTTACAAATTTAACAAGGAAAATCCTTTTATCGAATTATTATTCCACTACGGAATCAACAACAAAACTTATCTTTCACCATCATCTTTCGGAAGACCTGACCCTATCGTTGAGTTCGCTGAGAAACTTAAAAGAATGGGTGATAAGGAAGATTGGAAGGCAGCAAAGAAAATGGAGCCGAAACTTAGAACTTTCGTACCTGTATTGGTAAGAGGTGAAGAAGGTGAAGGTGTTCGTTTTTGGGGATTTGGTAAGACAGTGTATCAAGAAATCTTAGGTTACATCGCTGACCCGGATTATGGTGATATTACTGACCCAAATGAAGGAAGAGATATCGTTGTTGAAATCGTTTCAGCAGAAGATAGTGGAACTTCGTATCCTGTAACAACTATCAGAGTTAAACCAAAAGAATCAGCATTAACTGATACTAAAGAGCTAACTGATAAGTTTCTAAACGAACAAAAAAACATTACCGAACTTTATTCTGAATTAAGTTATGCAGAATTGAAAAGTGTGTTAGAAGGTTGGTTAAATCCATCTGCGGGTGAAGATGATTCAGTAACATCAACATCAACAGAAGAACTTTCTAAATCACCATCAGCATCATCTAACAAAGATGTATCGCATGATATGGGTGGAACACACGAAGCGCCAAAAGCAGAAGCACCAGCTAAGAAATTAGATGATGTGGCAGCAGCTTTTGATGATTTATTCAATTCTTAATAACAAAAATTTATGGCGAAAGCAACTAAGGAAATAGACTTGGCGGAAGTACTCGCCGAGTCCCTTAACAAACAAGCGAAAGACCAAAAGATAGCATTCTTTTTGGACAACAATGACTCCCCTACAAACGTAGAAGGTTGGGTATCGACCGGAGCATCAATGTTGGATGTGGCAATCTCTAATAGACCTTATGGAGGTTTGCCTGTTGGTAGAATTACCGAAATTACGGGATTAGAACAAAGTGGTAAATCATTAGTATCAGCTCACTTACTTGCCGAAACACAAAAGTTAGGTGGTATCGCTGTATTGATTGATACGGAGAACGCCGTAAGTAGAGAATTCTTAGAAGCCATTGGAGTAGATACAACCAAATTACTTTATGTAACGGCTGAGACTGTTGAACAATGTTTTGAATACACCGAAACTATTATCGAAAAGGTGAGAGTTGCATCGAAAGATAGGTATGTGACAATCGTTGTGGATTCAGTAGCAGCAGCATCAACTGAAAAGGAGATGGAAGCTGATTATGGTAAGGATGGTTACGCTACGGATAAAGCAATTATCATTTCCAAAGCAATGCGTAAAATCACAAAT